TAGCTCGTTTCTGAAAGGGCGCGGCGCGGGCGGAGAGGACCGGCGCCGGGGCCGGGCCTTTGCAGTTCTCGGAAAAGTCGGAAAGACGAAAAGGTCGCCGGTTGGCGAAGCCGACCGCACGCTCCCTGACAGGGAGCTGTCACGAAGTGACTGAGGGTTAAGATGAGATATGGTGTAATGGTAGCACTACAGATTTTGGTTCTGTCTGTCCAGGTTCGAATCCTGGTATCTCAACAAAAGTCATCTAACTTAATAGAAGACAATAAGTTATACGATTTTCAGATAACAGACGGGACAGTCCCGGGACAACCGATTTTTTCCTTGCACGATGCCTTGGAGGCGTTTTGCAAAGAAAAAAAAATGTTTCTCTTCAAACCTACAGTGTACATAGATTATATGCCTGCAGTTCTTCACGAAGGCAAGGTCTGGTACATCTCTTTTTATGTCAGAAATCCGGAAACTGGTCAACTGAAACGAGTGAGGATAAAATTCAACCGAATCCAGTCCATAAATGAAAGGAGGAAGGCTGCAAGGAAGCTGATAGCACAGCTTAATGAGAAACTGTCATTAGGATGGAACCCGCTGACCATAAGGAACTCTCCAAGGGGCTATATCAGCGCGTTCGATGCCATGGACGATTTCCTCAGAATCAAGGAGAAGGAAACGGAAGCCAACACTATGAGGGCATACCGATCATTCATAAAGACAATAAAAGACTGGCTGCTCAAAAATGGATTCCGGAAAGATGCTTCCTTCAGTTCCTTTAACCATCTTGCAGCACTTAGGTTCATGGAGCATGTTGACGATGCTGTCAGCCCGGCGACATACAATAATTATATCCGTTTCTGCAATATATTGTGCAACTGGATGATAGAGCGTGGGTATATTGTGTCGAACCCGTTTGACGGGATAAAACGCAAGGCAAAGAAACTGACCAAGAAGACCAGACGGACTTTTACAGATGCCGAGCTGGAGACATTATGGGAGTATCTCGGCAAAACCAATAGAGGATATATGCTAATCTGCCTGTTCTGTTACTGCTGTCTGATTCGTCCGAAAGAAATCACTATGCTAAAATGCGGAGACATTGACCTGCAGAACTCTACAGTTCATATAAAGGCGGATGTGGCAAAGAATGACAATGACTCATATCGGACCATTCCTGACAAACTCCGCAAGATGCTGCTTGAAACGGACCTGTCCAATCCTGACCACTATGTCTTTTCCGGAGAAATGTTTGAGTTTGCACCAGGTGCCAATAGAATCTGGAGTCAGCGTATTTCTGACTATTGGTGTCAACGTGTAAGACCTGCATGCGGATTCAGCAGTGACCTTCAGTTCTACTCGCTCAAGGACACCGGAGTCACCAATATGCTTGCATCCGGCATGCCTGTTTCATTCGTAAAGCAGCAGGCAGACCACAGCGATCTCAGCATGACATCAATCTATTTAGGTAAAAGTCCTAAAGCCAATGCGGCGCTGAAGGAAATCAACATACCTGGGCTATAGATTTCAAAAAACAGGGCAGCCATGCGGCTGCCCCATAACAATCAGCTAATATACAGTTCCGGATGCTTCAGGCGGCTGCTCATGTCGGGGTCGTTCTTGATGAACTCCATGATGTTGGCGACAGCACTGGAGAGGCTGTAGCCCTTGACTTCCTTTGTGCGCTGCACGTCGGTACCTGATATGATGCGGATGGTGACTGACCTCTTTGTCCTTCCTTTGCGCTTGATGCGCATCTTGTGGATGCCAGGATAGATCGAGTAGAGGAACTGGCCGGCTCTGATGAAGTCCGGATTGGTGACATGCGACATCCCGTATGGGAGTCCGTTGGTGTTGTGTGTGGAGTTCATATTACACATATTATGATAAAAGCCTTGCACTTAGGGGTGAACTCCACACACAACATTTCTGCCGATGTTGCGCCCAGTTTCCCGGCGCGTGTCCCTGTGCAAGGCAATTATCTATATTTCTTTCGTGAAAATACTTTCCCGGCAGAAAGGTAGATAGATTCATTGTGTATGTGAAGTTCAATGGCAAAGGTAATGATAATTTCCGGAAATGCAATAAAAAAGGGCAACCGTTACCGGTCGCCCTGGTGACTGCTCTCCATCAACAGTCATGTAATCAAAAAACATATGGAGATTATAATTTGTCTGCAGTCTTGCGTATTCTATCTGCAAGATCACAGAGTGCCCCCTTGAACTGGAGCAACTCTTCATCTGTGAAGCCACCGACCCCTCCGTTACCATCGATCCCTTTGAGCTTGTTGTAGAGCCATGAGGCCGATTTGTCAAAGTAATCCCTCGCAATCTGTCCCCAAAGAATATTGCCATTTATGTCATCCAATTGTGGACGAATGTTGGTATGGAGTCTCTCGGCCCTATTGCTGTTTTTTTTTGTGCGGGGCAAATTTGTCTGTTGTGTTTGTGCCGTTGTTATCATTACATCTTTTTTAAATTCCGCCCCGAAGGGCGGAATAGTTAATCGTTCAGAAGCTGGTCAAAGAGTTCAATTGCAAAGTCTTTTAATTTTTTGGACTCATTGTGCTTTGATTTTTTGTAGTTCCTGATTGCTGCAATCAGTTCCTTTTCTTCATCTGTTAATTCTTCCATATCTATTGTTTTTTGATTACATTGCAAATATACTATAAAATATTATAGTATGCAAATTTTCAAACAGTTATTTTAATGTAAAAATAAAAAAGATGTCGGAAACGACATCTTTACCACTGCAGAATATTATAGCTGATACCAACTCCCATATACGGTATGCCCTGGACCTTTCCACCGGCTACTCCGACACCATATCCAAGCTGAACTCCGAGGCCCCACCGTTTGGGAGGAGGGCGTGATACTGTCTCTCTGGTTATATATTTCGTCTCCGGAAATACCCGTATGCTGTCAAGGACAGGACGGAATCCGGAGACCCATGCCTCATAATCCATGCTCCTGTAGTGCCGTTGTTCACGCTCTATTACAATATAGGCGGTATCTTTCACTATAACCGTATCGCGGACGGCAATGAGCATTGTGTCTATCTTAAGCCTGTTGATATATACGGGGCGATCAATAGTCAGAGTCTCCCTGATTGAGATGGTGTCAGCCCTGGTCACGACATTTATGTCGGGAGCAAAACACCTTTCCGTGCTGCATCTTCCGGCCCAAAAGCTCAAAACGCATACGGAAAGGAAAATGAGTATGTCATGACACTGTTTCATCGTCTGACCCCTCCGAGTCTGTCGGCCCATCGTTCAGTATAGAACCAGTAATACGAACAGTTAGGGGCTATGAGCCAGTGCAGGCTGGCCCATATAATGGAGGGAAGACCGATGACAACGAGATACAGCGGGCCAAGCATGCGCGACTGTCGTGCATGCCCTATGGCCTCGTGCCGCACGGTGGCATGCTTGAGGCTATGCTGCATGTCCTTGCGGTAATGCCCGATGTTCACGATGCTGCAGAAACCAAGGGATATTCCTCCAGTCATCCTTCTTGAATAGAACACATGTACTCTGCTGTCGAGGATATGCTTCCTTTCCGGACGGTACCAGGCAATCAATACAAGCCCAATCAGGTTCTGCGGCAGCTGCCACAGGTAAAGCATGGCAAACCATAGGTCGCGGATTATCTGTTTTGTCTTCATAGTCTTCTTCCTTTATAGTCTTTGCTGTAGAGTATCATCCCACGCTGCACACCATGCAGCCTGTGGCTGAAATGCACGAATGTCGGATATAATATCATCTGGTCAAACGGCAGTTTCAGTACACGAGCAAGTTCTGCCAGCTGCCAAGGGGTGTCACTGGCGATGTCAGCAGCCTCTCCGAGCACATGCTGTGATGACGGAACGCCTCCGGCAGCTTTGTTAAGTTCCTGACACCTGTAGCCGGAGTTGACTGTAAGGCTTTCACCCCAGGCATCACGTAGTGGCTGGAGAACGTTGTCTACAAGAGCCTTGATGCTGTCGCGCACCTGGACTGTCGTGATTACATTTGTTATGCCCTTTCTCTTCGCGACATCCGAAGCTTCGAATTCGCGGTAACTGAAATTTCTGCTAATCGTTCCCATTGTCTTCATCTTTTTCGTTGTCACATAAGCTGCACTCTTCACGGTGTCTTTTCTCGTATGCCCTTATGACAGGGCAGTCCTCGATATGTTCCGGATAACGGCAGCGGTAGCCTTGATAGATGGATGCCTTAAGCGTGCCTACTTTAGTGCTCAGTGCATTGACTTTCTTCTCCAGTGCAGTGCACTTCTTTCTGATGTCTTCCACATATTTGTGTGTATCACTCTTGAAGTCGTCGAACTCCTTGCGTATGTCTTCACGTTCTGATTTGATTTCGTCCCGTTCCTTGCGTGCCTCATCAAGCATCAGCTGCATGTTGCCGATATCTATCGTATCCTTTTTCGATTTGGCATGATAGACTGAGATGAATCCGCTGATGCCCCCTATTGTTCCTACAGAGGCCAATATTGCGGAAATAATGTTATACCATTCCATATTAATATCTCTTAATTTGGAGTGCTTCTGTGTTCATTAGGTAAATGAATAAATTTGCAGAAATCTGCCATCGTCGTTTTATATTAATGCGGGGAAGGCTAATTAGTTCCGGGTTACGACTACACGGCCAAGGATTGCCTGGCTTATATGCCCACAACCTGAAATTAATATTAATACGACGTTGTTATCTGGCCTTTAAAGGATTTCAAGGAAAAATTTAAACATGTGACTACTTTGACGTCAGTGGCAGATGTTTTCTTAATACCTATTAATGCTACCTGAAACTTCTCCATAGGTGAAACTGCACCGCTTTGGGCATCAACTATTCTTATGCCGAAACTACCAGAGAAAAGCAGGCCGTCACGCATGTAGTATCCTTCTTTATGTCCATATTTCAAGACTTTTTTAGGTGTTCCATAACATGCACGAAGCCAATTCTCTGCAACGACAGTTGCGTCGTATGCAGCTCGGTGAAATCTATAAGATGTTGGTTGAGTTGCTGAATGCGGGTCGAACAGTTCATAGAAAATCCTCATCAGGGTCCATGGCAAATACATGGTTACATATCCGTTAACTAATTCATCATAAACATACCCCATGTCTTGAATTGGAAATACTCCGATACGCTTGTATTTGCTGCCGCCTTTGTTCTGATAACGAAAAAGTTCAAAAGACAACGCATAATGGTTACGTAACGGCCATTCCTCTGTACGGAACCGTATGTATAATTCTCTGTCAACAAGAGGGATGCCAATTCCTGCTATGTTATACTCGTGCCTTCCTGAAGGATGGGTCTGGAGGTCAAAGGAGGGCAACTTGGGCTGGACGTCAAGCAAGGCTGAAACGTACTTTTTGACGTTCTTGGCCAACTGCTTCAGACTGTTGCGCCCGACAAGCAGGTGAGTGACTCCAGTTCTATTATCCGTTGTATTTGCCATTATCCGTCTGATGTTTATTGATGATGGCGGGAAAACGCCCGCCATCGTCATTTGTCCATGCTTTTATGCGGCTGCGAAAATCTCGTCAATCTCCGCCTCTGTCAGCTCCTCAATGTCTGTCTTCTGCATCAGCCCTGAAAGGTCAACCTCTCCTCCGAGAGCATCCCACTTCGTGCCGTCCCATGCATAGTTGGTACCTGCTGGGGTGTTGCCGTTGGCAGCTGCGACATTGTACACATCACCGACAGAGTTGCCGGTTGATGGAAGTGCGGCAAATGTATCCTTGCTGCCTTTGTAGTTTAGGACATTGCCCAGGGATGTCTTGAGTGCATTGACCGTTTCCGACACCTGTTCTGCAGTCTGGAAACCGCTGTCGTTTGTGAACTGGCTGACTTTGGTGGGCCTGTTCTGAACTCCACTCCAGTCCACGGAATCTGCAGTACCGCCACCGGTGGCAGAAAGCACTCCCTCGTTGATGGCAAGGCCGGCACCGACTTTCACCGTTCCAGATTCGGAGGCTGAAGCGACCGGTACGGTAACAGTCTTTGAAGACGGCACAAGGTCAACGCCGCCTACACTGACCTTCTCGATGACATTGGCCTGTGCGCCTTCAGAGATACCATCCAGCTTTGACTTGTCTGTGGACAGCATCAGGCCGTTCGCCTGGGTTGTAACGTTCGGGATGGTAGATGACGTGGTCTTGCCATCTTTCGTCACCTTGATGGTGGCTCCAGTTACAGTTATGTCCGATACTAAGGCGGCCTTGGCCGCATTGACGACGGAAGTCACGAATGCCTTGACCTTGCCGAGCGAGTAGGAGAAGTTCTCCTTGCTTACGATTTTGATTGTTGCCATTGTTTTTGATAATTAATTGGTTTATGATTCTTTTCCAAATATATTGTCCATCAGTGCTTTGATTTCTTCATGTGTCATTTCTGTGATTTCATCACCGCCAAAAGAAGACCATCTTGAGATATCCGAGAACTCTCCGCCGTTGAATCTCCATAATTCACGGTTGTTTCCATTTAGGAATGATATGAAGACTGCACTTGTCCTCACTCCTGAGACTGCAAGCTCCAAAGCTCCGGCAAAATCTCCGGTGTAGCCGAATTCTGAGCTCACGTCAAGAAGGGGAAACATTATGCTGCTGCTCCCGACTTCGAGGTTGGCAATACCCAGGTCTATGCTTTCCACCTCAAGACCATCCTCGCCGCTGTTACTCTCCTGGCAGGAACATGGTACAAGTTCAAATCCATCACATGTGTCGACTACAGACTGACCGTCACAGCCAAGATTCTCCCATAGGGTAAGTCTATAGCGGCCAACCATCTGCTGTTCCCGTCCATGAAAGGTGAGAGTCACCTTGTGACCGGACACCGTGAACGGGACGCGGCTACGCTTACCGTACTCGTGGACAAGCTCCAGGACAAGCGAACGCCCCTCAAGCGGGAGCAGCTCACCGTTCGTCCTCACGTCAAAGGAGATCCTAAGGTCCTTGCCGATACGTTTTCTATAGCAGTTCTGATTTGGCATTACCATATTTTTATATAAAAAGGCGGGATGGTCAACTTCCATTCAGCAGAAGTATTTCGGACTGCGAACCGATGTGGACGCTTCCATCCTCCCGCCATATCTATTATCTCATTCCTATGTGCGACTTTAATGTGAATGTGTGAAAGTTATATTTAACATCATTATAAGACGCTGCAGTTTTGCGTATTGAGATTGTGAAAGGAATCATATCCCCTATTATCTTGTCATCAGAAGACACTATCCTTATCCCGAAATTCCCTGAATATCGTACAGCATGAAGATCAGCCCCTCTTGGATATCTTTCGTACACAAGGGGAATTACCTTTGAATCCCCATACATCCATGCTCCTTTTGTCTTGTTCGTGCTATTCAATACAGCAGACCATAACGAGAGACGGTACGATGTGCTTGTGGAACTCTCTGGTCTATCCCCCTCAGGAACGAACTTGTGGTGGAACAGGTCCACCAGACTGCGTGGAGATACGAGAAAACTGTACCTTTCCTCCTTTCCTTCAGTCGGCTTATTCGGTTCGGTAAAATCAGAAATGGCATCAGAACCTATAAACTTCCACTGTGTACGGCTATGCACGTTGTTAAACATATAGTATTCCACTTTCCAGTCTGCCGGAGGAGCTGCTCCGCGGAAACGTAGACACAGGTTGTACGAACGTACCCATAAGGTTGTGTCCCTTTTGTAATCTGTGTGGTAAGAGGAGGATTTCATTGGAACGAACTGAGGGATAGTGGCAAATTGGACTTTCTCCGCGGCATCAACCGCAGGCTGTCTGAGCCACGCCAGGAAATCATCCACAGTCCCTTCGTTCCCGTCCTTCAGCCACAGGTCGTATGCAGAATATCCATACATAAACGGCATCAGAATTTCTGAACCACGGGATTCAAGACTGTTGTCTGAAGCACCATGCCAAAGGATTATACCTGTAGGTCCTGGAACAGGAACGCTCCTTACCCCGTCCGGGAAATTGTCATCCGGGACAAATTCCGTGACCAGGACAAACATTTCTCCCTCTCCTATTGGCTGCCTGCTCAGTGGTATGTTGACTGTCAATGACATCCCATCTTCAGAAACCACGCATCCATCGCATCTCTCTCCGTTCCGTTCAGCAACATATCTGTCATTGCATCCTTTTGTGAAATACTCGACACGGACATGCTCCGGAACCGGTATCTGCTCTTTCTGCCCGGTGCCGTCAGTACGATAGAATGTCTCTATCCTGGTAAAGTCTCCTCTATAGTTCTGATATGCCATATTCTTTCTGAATATAAGGTTTCAACTTACGTCTCGCCGGAAGCCTGTCCGGAATCTTCTCCGAATAATGCCACTTGAATGACATTGAACCTAATTCCATCTGTTTGATTTCATTGTCAGTGGATTCCACTACTATTGACCTCCAGCTACCGTCTTTTTCAAGGACGGAACGTTCTGCAGAAGCGAAGAAATCAAACCACATTTCTGCCTTTTCCGCAGAATCGATATAACCTGTATTGGACTCAAATGAATGGTTCCCGTCATTGAGCAGTTCTGTTTCAACTCCAGAATTGACGAATGTCCTGGTTTCCGTATCATGCTTCAGGGTAAATTCCCCCGAAGCATATAAATAGTCATATACTCCCAGGTGATTCCTGAACCGGAACTCCTTGACGGTACTGTCTTCTTTCACTATGAATCTCTGTGTATACTCCTCTAATCCATCGATGAACACGTCGTATGCTATAATCTCATCAGAAAACCCTTTCTCCCTTGCCAGTTCAAGCACGCCAGGGTAGGAACAGTCGATTTCTACGATTTTGTCAAATGCCTTTACTTGACTACTAGTGTTGACAATCTCGCTTTTCACGAATTTTTGTGGTGAACTGACACGGCCATATACTGTAAGGTAAATTGAGAAAATCTCACCAGCTTTTACATAAAGGGCAAGCTTCTCAGTACCATGCTTGAAAGTATGTCTTGTCTGGGATGACCTTGTCCACCATGCTTTACCGTTCATCAGCATCTCCTCGTCAATTCCATCGCATTTTCCTCCTATGACAGATTGTGACCATATTTCTTTCTCTTCTCTATAAAACGCCTGAATTTGAATCTCCATGAGCTTGCCCCTGAGGCCAGGTACAAAATACGAATCAAAGCTTGTAAGGATTTCTTTCAGATTAAGTCTAATGTCAGATCTGGAGCCTATCGGCATGTCGAAACTTGTCTGGAAATACTTGGTGGCAGGTTTGCCAGGTACAATGTGGAATACCGTCAGTGAAAAAGAAACAGTAGGATAACCGGCAATATCAGACTTGTCTATACCTGTCAGAGTCAAGTCTGATACATTGCCGGAAAACACAAACGGCAAATGTCCGTATTTGTCTGTAAACCTCATTGTCCCTTTGTTTGCCTACAAAGATAGGTTGGGTAGACGCTTCAGGAAAGGACACTATAAAGACAGGAGGTCACATTTGAAAGATACGGCATCAGATTTTGCCTGTAGGGTGAATGTTGCTTTCTTTATGATGAAAAGACGGTTCCTTATCATGACCTTTTTCCAGATTCTGAAAGATGATATTTCAGCTACAGACAAATTGAACTCTGCTGATATAAGCTGCTTGTCTTTGGCAATCCATTCCGCAAAAGTTCTGTGATACCTATCGTATATTTCATCAGGGAGAAGTGATATTCCTGTATCAACCTCATTTAGTTTAAGCAGGTCATCGCTTTGGCTGAATACTCTGCCATTATCTGTGAACTGGTTGTGGCTGACAACTCCGACATAGACATCCTTTGTTCTGCTCCCATCCAGTTTGGGAAATTCAAGTACAGGGCAAACGGCATCCCTGTGTTGATAATAAGGTCTGTCTGCAATATGGCTTACTCTTGCCGGAACACATTTGACCAGTCTGAAATCTGACCTTGCATTATATGTACTTCTATCGTCATTGCTTTTCCCGGATGAAAGATTGTCGCTTCTATAGATTACATCAAAATTGGGGATGCTCACCTTCACTCTATCTCTTATCGAATATAATGTAGTCTTTCCAGAATAGATACATCCAGTATCATTTCTTTTTATGGCTATGTATTCTGTCTTGCCATTTGTCGCAGATATTACATCATTGATGTTGTCGACTGCTGTTATTCCTTGTTCCTTGTCAAAATTGTCATTTTCAGTAGATTCTTCTTTGTATCCGAAGTCATAGGACATTCCTTCTTCAGATGACACTGAATATACATCTGAAATCTTGTCGTTCCAGTCATAGATGCTGTTTGATTCCAAAAGTTCTGAATTTCCGAACAGCACATATGAGCTTCCGTCGAGGAACAGGCTTCCGCAAATGATCTTAAGGACATTGCTCAGTAAATCTTCTATAGTGCATTCCGGCAATAGGTTCCTGATTCTTATAAACATCTGCTGGCCGTACCGATAGAAACCGGTCGGTGCATTCAGCTCCCTGTGCAGGGCAAGAATTCCTATAGAATTGAACAGGTCGGATAATTGAGTGTCATTGGCCATTATATTTAGATCTCGCAGTATTGCCGAAACCAATACTGCAGGAGAAAATGAAGGCCAGATATTCCAATAACAGTTTCTATATTTTATATCATAGGAGGCTCCACCACTTTGACCGATTTCTTCCATAAGACATTCATCTTCTTTTGCCACTTCTTGAGCATTTATAATCATAGGTATTGCAAAATCCTTCACGATAAAATCATTTTTTATCTGATTCAGCAAAGGTTCTATAATTTTTATTGGAGGATAATTGTCTCCTATTATTGGTATCGGTGCAACTTCGTGTATATACCCGCCGAATTCCTGTTCTACATTTTTTGCAGAAAATGTGTAGTTTAGCGTCTTGTCTTCGATTCCGTCGTATATGAGCGTGCCGCTTATCAGAGGAATGCCACCGGAAAAGATTGTTGCAGTAATCTTCTTGACCGAAGGCTCCAGCATCATTGCACCAATGTAGCCGAACACTTTTTTATTTGTCAGGGTCGGCAGGAAAGAAATTGCGGTACTGAACGGGACTGGGATATGGCTGTCATCCAGCATCGGATTCTCAATTTCAATCTCAAATTCAGCGTCAGGACTCAGGTCCAATGAAATCCCGTCTTTTGTTATAATCTCAATCATAGTCTTCCTCTTTGTCTATAACGTTCATACTCCTTCTGCTTCTCGATGATGCCGTTTTTGCCAAGCATTGCCACCTGTGCTGTTATCGGGCTGTCAAGTCTGTTCAGCAGTTTTGTCATCAGGGCCTTCAGTTCCGGGTCAGTCTGAGATACTGTCATGATTTCAGATGTTGCAGGCCGGCTGTCCGACACGAAGCCTCCGGCAGCACGTCCCTGGACAACCGGATATATTGACTCGAAGTTCAGGCTCTTCAGCTTGCCATTGCGTCTTGCTGTCTCCATGGTGTTGATGAACGGGAGGAGGGTCGGATTGTCAAGTCCGTCTTTAGGGATGACATACTCCTGTCCGTTCTCGCTGACAAGAAGGGTAGGGGAGTCCACGAATCCTCTCTTGTCCGGAGACAGCCTGGCCTTGAACCTTTTCCCGTCCTGGGAGCGGATGACTTCTCCTCCGAAACCGCCTTCCTCGGCACCTGCTGTGACCGGAGTCGATGCTATCATGGCTATTTCTGCCGCACCCATAGCAGCCATGATTGCAGCAGGGATGAGTCCCCATGGTACTCCCCATTGTGCAAGGGTCATGGTCACTCCCAATGCCGTGTTGATGATTGCCTGGGTAAGCTGCATCTGCTTCTGCCTCTTTGCCTGCTTCAGCTGAAGTTCTTCCTGGTAGGCATCGTATTCGGCATCCATCCGCTCGTTCTCGGCATTGTATTGTGCCTCTGTTATCAGCCCTGCATTCAGGCGGTCCTGAAGAACCTTCTTTTTCTTGTCATTGGATTTCTGATATTCCTTGAGCTGCTTGTTCTCTACCGCAGTCTGTTTTTCTGCCCACATTGATGCAAGTTTCATTGCCTCCTGTGCTGCTCCACCGACGGCCTGCACTGTGGTGGCCAGCCCTTCTGCACCGAATTTTCCTTCTGCAAGGTTGTCAAAGAATGTCTGCCACTGGTCCTGCGACACACCAAATAGTTCTCCGCCTCCCGTGCCTTCCAGCAGGGAATGTGGACCACCGGTGTTTCCTATACTGGCACCTCCAGCATCGCCTTCTGTATTTCCTGTTCCTGAAGAACCGGTCTTGCCTTCCGCCTGATTCCTCAAGGCTATTATCTCCTGCAGCTTCTGCTTTATTGCATCAAGTTCGGCATCGGATATTCCTTCAAAGGCGATGGTCACCTCTCCTGTGTCAAGGTTCATGATATCATCAAGGATATCCGTCATCCTGTTCACATAGTCCAGGTCTATCTGAGCAAGTTCCTTGGCCTGTTTCTGTTTAAGTGCCTTCAGTTCGCGCCTTGTCCCATGGAAGGAAGCCAGTTCTGCAGTATGCCTGTTCTGAGCAGTGGCAATGGCAAGGTCCCGGTCGCGCTTTGCATCAGATTCCCGCTCGGAGATTCCCTCAAGCATAATTTTCCTGAGATTTGCCTGGTGATTGCGCTCCACTGCTTCCAGTGCGGCTGAATTTCCTTTGAATTTGTCTTGTTCTTCCCGGTATCTCCGGTTTTCAGCTGCAACCTTGTCATTGTTCACATCTTCTATGAATGCTGCACTTTCCTTGGCCATTCTTTCCTCTTCCTTGGCTTTCTTTTCAGCCTCCTTTGCCGCATGCTCCTCCAGGGCAATCCGTTTGTCCGCAAGCTGATTCTTCAGCTTGATGAGTTCCTCTCCGGATTCCTGGTTGGAGGCAAGCCTGTCTTCAAGGGACTTTATTTCCAGTTCCAGCATCTGGCGCTTGTACTCCTCTTCAGATGCAATTTCTTTCTTCGCATATTTGTCCTTCAGCACAAGCACCTGCTGCATGTGTTTCTCGTCCTTCTCAAGGCTCCATTTGTTGTTGCTGTCTCCGGAGCTGAAAGCAGTGCTGCCGGAATCTGCAGATGTATTGTTACTGCTTCCGGACGAAGATGATGTGCCACCATTACTGTCAGCCGGACCGTAAAGACCATCCACAACAGCCTTGAGTTCCTTCCCGCTTTGGATGGCTTTCTTGAACTCTTTAGTAATGCTGAGATAAGTGTTCTTGTGGCCGAATTTGTCAGGATTGATGCCGACTCCTTTCAAGTCCCGGAAAAGGTCTTCTTCAGAACCGTCCTGTTGCATATTGTCGTATGACTTGCTGAGCACATCCGTCATCGATGTAATCTCAGCAGCATTCATCTTGCGGCCGTTTATTTTTTCAAACAGTTTCTGATATGACTTCAATGCAGCCTTGACAGTATCGGTCTTATGCTTCAGCACGTCCTGGAGCTCGTTTTCCTTTGCCTGAAGGAGAATCTTTTTCTCCAGCTGTGTGTTCACATTCTTCAGGGCCGTCTCAATTTCCTCATTCGAACTCTTTTCTGTCAGAAGTTTCGGCAGATAATCCCCGTATCTGTCATTGATTTTCTTGATGGCGTCAGCACGCTCCTTGCTTCCGAGATTAGCTTTCCTGACAGAATCCAAAAGACTTTCAAGTGACCGGCGTTCCTCGTCAATTTTTGTCTTTGCCTCGACATATCCGGAAGTTGTGTCCTTGGTCTGCTTGTTGAGCTTTCGGAGGGCTTTGGTGGCTTCGCCGGATTTAGATATCAGATGGCCAATGACTGCTCCTAATGCCATAAAACCAGCTACGACTAATCCTACGGGATTTGCCATTAAGGCTCTGCCGAACATCTTTGCCGCAATAGCTGCTCCCTTAAAACTTCCGGCAAGGAGATTCTGTACTGTTGCTAAAGCCAATGTCGAAGCCTTTGCATGACGCATGGTTGCTAACTCTGCAGCAAGTGCCTTGTGGTGCTCCTTTGTCCAAAAGGCAGAAAGTTTTTTCCAGGTGACATATATTCCAAGTACGGCGGAGGCTCCAATGACAGCCGCTTTATATTTCATCAGCAAAAACACGAGATTTGCCAAAGTTCCCATTGCAACTTCCGTAATAGACATCACCTCCTTGACAACCGGCATCAGTTCCTGCCCCATAGCCACTACATTCTTCAGGATAGCCTTCTTTCTCTTCTCCATCTGAGCAGTCAGGGATGTGTTCTTTGTCTCAAACTCATTGTCCAACGAAATCCCCTCCTCGAATGCCTGGTTGGCAAGCTGCTGCTGAGACCTCAATTCGTTGACATTCTTTGACAATGTACCTAAGACGGTTGATGCCCTCTGCCCGTTCAGGTGCATTTCGTCCATAGCTGCCACCACAGATGACAGACCGCCGCCGTCATTCATTCCCTCTAAGACACGAAGCAGGGCCTCATTCACATCCTTATCAAGCAAGTCTGCAAACTCTTGCAGGGACATCTTCGCTATTCCTGCGAAAGTCTCTGTTCTCTTGAACATTGCCATTATTGTCTGGCCTATTGCTGTCGATGCTGTTTCTGCCTGCTGACCGTACTTGTCAAGTGTGGCTGCCATTCCAAGAACCTTGTCTATGCTGATGTCTGCATTAGGAGCTATGCCGGCAAGACGTTTGGAGAAGTCCACTATATACCCTTCGTTGGCAGTGGAAGCCATTCCAAGTTCATTGATTGCAGAACCGACTTTCAGCATGGCCTTCTCGATGCCGAATTCTTCCTGAAGGTTGAAGATGTCTGTCATCTTTCCGATAGCCGTGATGGCAGCTTCGGCATTTCCTCCAAGGTCATCGCTCAGGGCTACATTTATCTTGTCAGCAGCACGGGTGAATCCTAACAGATTATCTGCACCATCTATGCCGAGCTTGCCGCCTGCCCGTACAAGGGCGAGCAGTTCATTTTGGGCTGTCTTGGTGTCGATTTTCTTCAGACGTTCGCTCAGGGTGGTGATTTCCTCCTTACTGAGATTGGTTGTCTTCATGGCATCTGTCAATGCCTCATCATATTCAAGATATGCATCTGTTGCCTTGGCAATCTGGTTTCTGACTCCTCCAAAAGATTGCCAGGCTCCTCTTATGCTTATAACATAGGAGGCCAGTTTTTCCATTGTTCCACACAAAGTATCATACGTGGATTTAGATTGAGAGGTTAATTCGGCCATTCGTGTTCGAGAGGTCTGTAATTCACGATTGAACCTGCGCCAATTTTCAGTACCAGGTACAGCATTCTTCAGAGCAACGCTTGTGGCATTGATATGTTTCCTCAATTCTTCCATTGTCATTGAGTTGACATTCATCTGTCTCTGGACATAGGCAAGACGCTCCTTCTTTTCTTTCAATGCCTGGTTCTCTTGTATGATTTGGGTCTTGAGCTCGCTGATTCTTCCCTCATTTTTTCTTAATGCACCCTCCTCTTTTTTCAGATCCTCATTCAGTTCTTTAATATGTGCTGTTGTCTTCTCAATCTGGTAATCCAAATTCAACATTTCCTGACGTCCCTTATCACCATTGACGATGATATTGAGCCTGAGGTCCTCTTCCTTGATAGTCTTTGCCATAATATATGAGTTTATGGCACAAAAATAGCCGCCTTTAGGCGGCTATTAAAGGACATACTTGCTTTAATAGAATACCGATTTATAAAATAGATAAAGAAGTGCAAGCAGTATTATCAGTCCTCCATAAATCAATGCAAATCTGATTTCAGAATTTTTTTTGAATTGTTTTTCTTTATCAGTCTCAAACAACGGGTCGCTGTGTAAACTGAGCTTCTTGTTTTTCAAAATTTCCTTGTTGACCATAGCATTTATTACTGCACCAAGAATAGCGGAAATACTTGCAATTGCAAGTATTGGTCCCAAAACATCCCAGTCCTCAAATAATGAACTTCCGATGACTCCTATAAATAAGACAGCCAATCCCAATAGAATAGGAAAGGCAAGAGCCAATAATATAGCTTTTATATATCCCATGATTTTCCTCCTTTAAGGTTTCCACAAATCAGCGGAAACGGTTGAACATTACAAATATAACGATTTTTCGATAAAACCCTCGGCATCTCGCGACGGCGAGGGAAAATGCTTTTTCAAACAGAGTGCTCACAGGCACTCATTCCTTATGTCAGTTCTCAGCCGGCTTATCTTCTGCACAATATAGTTCGAAAACAAGTTCCGTCGCAGAGACTGATGCGCTGTTCAATTCATTCTGCATGTCACTGAAAATAGAATTGTAACACTTCTTCCTGGCATGTTCCGGGATGGAGTCCATTATGTTCCGAATCCTTATTGATTCCATTTGAAGACGCACTGCGACCTCAGTAAGCTGCTTCAGTACCGGACTCATAGCTCAATATCTTTAAGGGCAACGGAAGCGATTTCGGCAGTTTTGTATTTCAGTATCAGAGCACTCAAAGCACAGATGTCCCCATGTGCATCCGACAGGTGTGTGTCGATTCTGTCATAAATACTCTTTAATCTGGACTGTTCGCTTTCTGGCAACATCTTGAACTGCGCTTCAATATCTTCGATTGTCAATTGCAGATTACGACGTGCGCGATTGAACGCATTTAGCGTATATGTAAATGATTTGTACATATCCATAATCCGTCCCTCCTTATATTGCAGCAGAAACATTGGTTTCGACATGTACCTTGGAACGGTCTTTGGCCCTGGCAACAAACATCTCGGCCTTCCTCTCCACAATCTGCATTGCCTGGAGGTGCTTGAGCTTGCTGTCCTGTTCATAGAGCAGGCGGTTTGTCACCGTCATCATGGAATCACATTCACTCATAATCTGGGAATCGAGAGGACAGACACCGTCCTCCGCAATCATCCTCAGGGATGAAAATAGACCCGCGAGAGTCGCGGTCCCTTCAATTGCATTCGCCAAGGCTTCCTTGGCTGCTCTCAGCGCTTTTGTGCTGATGTTGGTGTTGTGTGTTGGTTGCATAATATAACACATGTTTTACGATAAAAGCCCTGCACTTAGGTGGGCAACCAACACACAACATCTCTGCCGTAATATTGTCGTCAAGTTTCCCGGACGAAAACCACCTTATGCAGGGCTAATATCTATATTTCTTTCGTGAAAATACTTTCCCGGCAGAAAAGATAGATAAGATATAATATGTTGGTTGCGAGAGCAAAGGTAGGAATAAATTTGACATTTACAATAAAAAAGCCCCCGGATTTCTCCGAGGGCGTGGCCAAGTTGCCGAAATTGCAATAATCAAGCGAACTTTATAGCCGTTAATTCTTTGGCGAAGGAATTGACCCCTACCTGTATTTTGTCAATGGTCTTCTTGCTTGGCTTGCGTCTGCCGTGAAGATAGTGACCGAGCTGAGCCTGACTGACTCCAGTGAGCTTCTCAAGACCAGAGAGGGAGAAAATCCCGGCATATTCTGCCAAGAAACTCGCCGTATCATAACAGAACTCAAATTCAGCCTCGACAAATGTCTTGCCTTCTTCAGCATAGTATGCTTTCATTTCATTGTAGGCAGATTTGAAATCCGCGATGGTTTCATCAACGGTCTTACCTTCACCTATGCAGCCATAGTCCAGATTGGAATCATCCATATAGGCTGAATATCCATACTCTGATTTTTCAATAAATACTTTTACCTTTTCCATAATCTCATCCATTTTAATAGTTAAAAGAGGGTGGGGCTATTTAAGCCCAGCGTCCCTCAAAATTTTTTTCAAAGTCCCTGAAGCAACCTCTTGACTTCCGTGGTTGCTGGTTTGGAAGGACTTTCCTGTTTTGGGGCTGAACCACAAAGGGTGTCCGCCTTGTTGCCTGCCCGCCGGATAACATCCAGCTTTTCTCAGCAGCTTTTCCAATTCGTTGTATTTCATAGAACCTTGATTATTGCATTACAAAAGTAGGAAATTTCCTACACTTTGCCAAATGTTTTTGCATTTTTTGCACTGAAAAGGCGGGGTATCCCACGACATCCCCGCCACAATGGCTATCTTTGCCAAACTATTAAAAATGTTATATGTACAATTTAAACAACGAACAGCCGGTCATCCCGGAGCCGCCGATCAGCATCCCGTCCGACCTTCCGACCCTTGGGGCAGAAGAAAACAAAAAAACATGGGGAGGTGCCAGGAAGGGAGCTGGACGCAAGACGGCGTCAGAAGGTCCACTCGTAACCATCGGTCTGACAGTAGAGGCAACGACAAAGGCAAAGCTGAAGCAACTTGCCGAGACGGAGGGACTCAGTATGAGTGAATATGTCAATCGCCTCATAAAGTCTCTGTAACCAGCCTTTCGGCTGGCTGAATAAATTCCGGAAATGCAATAAAGAGCAACCTCAAGGCTGCTCTTTATTGAAAATTTATTTTGTCAGTAATGTTATTTTACTGTCTACAAATGTTAAATCTGTATCATCCGACACAAGGGTAAGATTATCTTGTTCGCAGCATTTAACTATATATGCATCATTATAATCATAATTACTATTCAATTCATCAAGCATAGAGGCAATGTCAATACGATGGAAGTCATCCGGACGTTTTTGAGTGATTGACAAGATTTCCTTAACTTGAAAAACGGCCTCTTGCAATATGTCTAAATAGTGTTCCGTTGGTCTATAATCATGTTTGAAATCAGCATTCACGTTATCATGTGCCTTCTTCCACTTTTTAAAACCGATGTGTAGCACAACATTAATGTACTCCGAAACAATTATAGACGTGACATAGATGTTGGCTTTTCTGGACAGGATTTCTTTTAGCAATGAGGCATACCGCTCTTGTTTCTTCTGTTCAAATCCGGCAATTGATCCATATAACAAAATCCAAATATTAGTGTCAAACATGAATTTGTCATGCGGACCGACATTGAAGTCACGAATTCTAATTGTTTTCATCAAGGACCTCCTTTACCGTTTGACTGAATTCCTCCTGATTCTTATAGAACTCCTTTGCATTATCTGTGACTTTTTTTATGCGAAATGCTGTCATTTCAGAAACTTTTTCAAATTTCAACATTTCTTTCAGTTGTTCGCTTGTATATGTCTTATACAAGTTGCCAATAGCAACATTCAAGAATGCTGTTGTCATCATTTCAACGCCGGAAAAATTCAAAATGACTTGTTTTCCCTCATTGAAAGCTTCAATTAACATGTCGTATATAACTTTGCCTTCATCAGGTGTCACACCTTTATTGCAAGATACTAGTTCGTTTACTTTTATTGTAATTGTTTTCATAATGTTATAATAAGTCATTAAAATCAATCATATTGCTCCGTTTTTCGCTTTCCATATAGTAATTTTTATCATCATCGAAACGGAATTGCATATTGACTATAGTTCCGGGAAATCCTGGCTCCAGGCGGATAGATTCATTTTTTGTATCGCTGAATTCCAAAAATGCATTTCCAGAAATCATGTGCAGGCATCCTTTATTCATTCTTATGAAATCCTTCAATATGCCTAATCCCAATCCACCGGTATCTTTTTTTGTTGTATTTCCATCAATGAAGGCCCAGTCGATAGCGTCTTGTGGATCCAATTCTTCTTGACCGGTCTTTCTCATGTATTCGTTCACATTATATGGGATTGTTTTTCCGCAATCTACAATTGTCATGTCGAGAGTGTTGCTCTCTGGTTTATATTCACCGCATGAATATACATATTTTGTGTCTCCATGCCCTATGGCATTGGCATAGATTTCATAAATGTTTTCTTGAATATAATCTCCGGCAAGTTTTGTGTGTTTCGGAAATCTCTGTTTCCTCATGAGCCACTCATCTATATATTGCTTGAACTCGTTTGATTGGTTCGACAAAAACTGCTGATACTTAATGAAATTTTCTTTTTCTGCAACAAACATCTTAGGCTCCCAAACATTTAGAAAACCATTTCTGGCCAAAGTGTCGAAAATCTTGCTTTTTCTGGATATACGTAATTTGAATTTATGTCCTAATTCCTTTAAATCTCCTAAAATAGCACCTAAGGCAGCCGCTAAATTCGCATCGAAATATACACAATTTGAAAAATCTATAATATGTTCATCAGGCTTTACATTACGAATAACTCTATAGAACTTTGCAAGAAACTCATATCCATTTTTGTCGGAAGTTAATCTTGTTTGTATGTCAAATTTTGCCATTCCAAATTCAATATGTGCAAAAATATAGATTTTCCAAATACAAAACAAAATTTTTTCTTTTGAATTGATTTTGTATTCAAATGCAAAAATATTTTTTGTAAAAGAAAACAAAAGTCAGACCAGAACGGGCGCGATATTTAAAATTATTTCAGATTGTCAGCTGCAGAGCGGTAGCGGGCTGCGACGTCTTCAGTGAAGTCGTACATCAGTCGCTTGGCGATGCTGGCGTATGCCCCGAAAATGAAACGGTTGTGAATCTTTCGACTCCGGACTCTTCTTTCCTTTCTATTTCTCTTCATGTCAAGGAACCGTTCATAGATTGCGTGGGTGTAACTCAGACGCCCATCCATTCCTTCTCCTCCTTGGACAACGATATCCCTGGCAGAAAGGATGTATCCGCTTTTGATATTGAGTTGCCGCTTGATTGCTTCACCCTGATTTTTCATCATCCGTTCTCCTTCAAACCCCAATGTCACCTGGACAAACCTTTCCCGTGCTCCCATAACTATTTCAATAGAATGTCAATACTGTAGCCCATCCAGCCGCCGAAAAGGGAACTTTCAGGGACGATGTCAACAGAAGCGAGTGAAAGCCCTGCGAGCTGGCTGCATCTGGTCGTATCATCAGTGAACCGCACCATCAAATCCGATGCAAGACCGGCAAGCCTCTCGTATGTCTCGTTTTCCAGCTCCGGGGTGTAAGCCGGACCGAGTTCCGGAGTCAGCACGAAGAATGCAAGCGATATCTCATCGTTGTGACTGTCAGAATCTCCTTTCTGATGGGTTTCTGCCCGTGCGATGAGAATCTGATCACCGGCAAGCATTGCAAGCCGGCTGGTCGCATCGCCCTGTGCCGTCACAAGAACCGGAACAATGTCGGAACCTGGAACACTGAAACCGGTCAGATATTTATTTACCCGCTGAAGAATGTCTAATCTTTTCATTTCGTCTGTTCTCTTTATAGTTGGACCACATAAGGCAGAAAATTGAAAATAACGGCTCTTCGTCGACACGTTCAAGGTTTCCGATGGACTGGTCACGGGCAATCTGCACAAGGAGATCGTTCCATGTGAAAGAGAGTCCTGAAGCTGTCTCCTTCTCTCCGGAAAACATCAGTGACATGTCAATCTCTTCTCCATCTATGTTTACGATCCCTTCCTGAAGGTACTTCAAGCAATTGGCAAACCACATCATTATAAGGTTCTTCTGCCATGCCGGCAGCTTTGAGACCCTCCTTATGTCTTTCGCCATTGTCCTGTTGTCAATGGCCCGGACATATCTTCCTGCCCTGTTGGGCTTGCGTGACCGTTTCCTGTACAGGATTGCGAGGCATTCGTCCAGATCCGTCACATTCATTGTCCGGAAAAAGGCATTCATTGCAGATGCGGCATGCCGGAACTCAGAGAATGTAAGGTCCTGCAGCAGGTCAGCCGGTCCGATCAGGGGCCGGCCGATTCTGCCCCTGACCTCCGGCAAGGAGTTCGACACTGCATCGTACGATAGTCTGACGTGCGTGTCTCCTTCCTCGGTCTTGACAAAAAGGAATGCCAGGCATTCCTCGCATAGACGATATATATTTTCTGAAATCTTTCTGAGTCTGTTCGGAAACAGGGCCTCCATAACCGCATTCCGCCAGGTATGCCTTATGCCCATAAAATGATATAGTACCCGTATGTTGAACTCCAGCGGAGAAGCTCCGTGATGGAGGCAGTTGTCGTATGTCTGAAAAACGAATCTTACTTGTTCCGGAGTCATTTCGTTCCAGGAAGAAGGGATGTTCACCTTCTTTCCGCTGCCGTATATCTCAATTTCTGTCATACTGTGAAATATTTGTTTTTCCTGTCATTCTCAGGGAGCAGAGGAAAGCCTTCGTATGGATTCCTGCCGTCATTCTTAAGTGAGAGGATTTCTTTTTCAGTCTCAGCCATCTGTGCCTTGATACGGGAAATGAACCATTCAATCTCATTGACTGTTGCCTTGGAACTCTCGTTGTTGCCCTGGTAGCTCGGTGAAAAACTTCTGGCAACAACCGTAGGGAATACGCTTACAGACCAGCGCTGCACACCCTTGATCAAAGCTCCGAGCACTACATATTCCCTCATTGCACAGGCAAGCGGTGTGGAAGTGGTGTCAATGGCCGCCTTGATGTCTTCGGAACTGACAATTTTCTGCAGCTGGCGTCTCTGCACCTCAAGCATCAGAGGCAGGAACATGTAGAAACAGTAGTATCTTCCGTTGATTGGATATACATCCTCAAACTCGCGCAACTTTGAGACAATGGCTTCCTTTGGGGCATGCTTTTCAGTCCATTCCTGGTCGGTTTTCACAAGATAGGCATACAGGGCGTCCAAGGAACGGTAATATCTTTCAAGCATTTCCCGGTCATCGCGGTCGATCATCCACTCGAAAGGTATCCTCTCGTTGTCGTCCACCTTCAGTTTCCGCCCGGTATCTTTATGGCTGACAATGTTCTGTTTTGAAAAGTTCAAAATTGCAAGCAGTGCAATCGGCATCCTGACCATGTCAAGGAATTCAATGTCATCCACAACATGCTTTATATACTCCTGTTCTGCTTTTCTGACGACTTCATCTCCGACAAGACGGGACACCTCCCTTGTCGCGTGCTCCACTTCTGAGGCTATTGACCTGTAATTGGTCGAAGCGGATAGGATGCCTGTAAGCTCATAAAGTTCCTGAGAACCTTTGTTGTTCTTGTTGAAAAGCATGATGTCACTGGTTTTTAAGTCGTGAAGATGAAGTAAGGGCCTCTTCCGGCTGGAGTGACTTGTGGTAGAATCCAAGACGGAGGTTCTTGCCCGGAAAATTGAATGCTATAGCCTGGTTTATCGGTTCGAGAATCGCATTGGATGCAATCTCCACATCGGAATGAAGGTAAAGCTTGAATGCATACAGCAGTTCGGAACCGGAAGCCAGCTTACCGTTCACCATGATGTTTGACAGTGACGGGTGAAGTCCCATGCCGGAGGTGATGGCGGATACCGATGCCTCGGAAATCTTCAACTGTGACTCCACAAAATCCTTTATCTTCTGGTCAACAGGCTCTATCTTCCATTCGGAAAGGTGTCCCATGTCATCAACGATGTCGATTGAATGGAAGAACTTGCCGGCATTCTCTTTTCCGGTCAGCACCTTGGTCATGGAGTCGAGAAGCTTGCGGGTAATCTCTCCGATTTCTGTCTCTACCTCCGTATCGCTCCAGTCCGGATGTGCACCACGCAGTACATTGCGCCTATAGTCCCAGTATGCGGAATTGGAGTGAATGTGGTATGCCAGGTTAAGCCCGTTGTCAGTAACATATTTGAAGATCAGAGGGATTTCAGAGCCGCGGACAATCCACCGCAGTGCACCCCAGAACTGTGGCACAGAATAGAAGTCACGGGCAAAGGAATATGTGTTGTTGTATGATGCAGAGGCGGCATGCTTTCCCGGATCCTTTCTGTCAAACACGGGATATCTTCTGACGCCGGTCGTGGTGCAGTAGTTCTCGAAATCACCTACGATGATATGCTTTACATCTTTCAGCTTGCGCGTTTCCGTCCATTCAAGCCTGGCATTCTTCGCTGGGATATGCTCAAGACATGCAATCTTTGGAGTTCTGCCGATGCGGTGGCCCTTGGTCAGATACTTGGCGTCAAAGAATCCTTTCAGGTGCAGATAATCAACCATGCAACCCTTTATATAGGAGATGTAGTCCCAGCTGTCAAGCCATTCCTGGACGTCCTTGTCTTCCATCCAGAAATGCGAGATTTCACCGTCCTTGAACATCAGCTGATTCAGGAACACTCCCTGACCGAACAGCAGGCCGGCCTGACGCTCAATGATGCCTGGCACAAGATTGTTGGAGTCGACTATATCCCTGATGTGTGACGGCAGCTGGTTGTCTGCACCGAACGGTACTATCTGATATCCTCCGACACCTTGCGGATATGCTTCTCCCATATTCCCGGAAAGGTTCAGGAATGTGGAGTCTATTCCGCTGCCGACATTGTTTGCCAGGATAAATACCCTGCCGTCAAGACAGTGAGCGGCGAATGAATGGTCCGAAACTTTCTTTATATCACTCATTTCAATACTACTTTTTCTCCGTTGAAGGTCATCAGCAGCGGCTGATAGAACCTGCGCGGTTCCATGGTGTCAAGATCCAGGTAAGCCTCCACAAAATCCGCATCACGGTGATGTTCTTTACATTCCCTTTTCCGCAACCTCGCATGGTTGACCGCCACTATACCGTCACTTTTGCCCAATGATGAATTGTACGACATGAAAGTGAAGCTGAAACTTTTCCCTTCAGCCGTCAGTCTTCTCATCTCCTTTATAGCTTCGTACAAATCCATACGCAAATGTACTCCAACGGATTGCCCCGATAAAGGACAAAACTACAAGCTGAACATATCGCCTAAAAAGCCGATTCTTCTCCAGAAACAGCCGATATTTTGAGGGTTGTCGGGAATATTTTTCTGTTAAGTGCCTGAATTGCCATGTGTTAGGCTTGTTGCTCTGGAAAAATCATCTTTTGATGAGCTAAAAGTTTCCGAGGCCGCCCTCTTTTACATTTGCGATTGCAAATGATGGAAAAGGTGATATATGGCAGAGGTTGCTGTCACTGTGTGATGTCAAGATTGGTCGGCAGTGCGGTAGAACGCCGTTTCAGCAGGTCGCGCCACTCCTTTGTCATAAGCATGTACTTGAATGAATCGGAAGGGTTGGTTGACTCCAAGGGGAGTCTCGATATCGGCAGTCTTTCGGACGATTTGTCCTTATATGTGATTCCATCCTTCACCTTTGTCCTGGCATTCTCAAGCGAGAGCTTGAGTGGTTTGCATGCGAACGCATCGATGAGCAGCATGGGCAGGCGGTGGTCGGCATCGCCCATAAACTTCATCATGAAGTCGTATTCTTCAGCCTGGCTGATGATTCCCTGTCCCATAGACATTAGATGCACGTGCCACCCGGTTGGCCGTCCGTTCTCATCCTTCTCGATGGCTGCCTTCAGGTCGGAAATGTTGTCTTTTCTGATTTTCTTGTAGGCGTTGCCGCTCCTGTCATAATACACATGTAATATTCTGTTGTTCATAGGTCCGAAATACAGTCTGAATTTACGGCCCAGTTCCGGTATATGCTCCGGAGCCAATGTGTATATGAACTTGAGTACACGCAGTACATCGCGTCCGCGTCCGGGCTGCAGCTGGGAAATACACATTGAACACATGTTGCCGAAGTCAATACCGAGCCTCAGAGGGCGGTTCCTGTCAAGGTACTTCAGAACCCGGCAGTCCTCTGCGCCAGTTATGGAGAGTTTGTCATATTCTTCCTCATTGATTCCGTCCCAATAGAAATGTGACTGTGACAGTGCAGCGTAGAAACGGTCACCGCTCTTGAGTGTCGGTCTCATCGAGAGGATGGCAGTGTTCAGGTCCGGCAGCTGTCCGTCTATCGCATCCGAAAACCATTCAGCCGTGAGTATGTCTGCGTTGACATACGATGATGCCCGGATGTAGAATGTGGCAGCATCAGGACGTTTCCTGAGTGCTGTCCACCGCGACCTCCATAGGTTAGCTGTCCGGAGCTTTGTCCGGCAGTCATCCAGGTCTTTCATGGACTTTGTGCGGAGCCATTTGTCTTTGGCGGCCACATACTCATGAAGAGCCTCGTTTGCCACAAGCCCTGTCTTTATTACCATCAGTATTGACGGCACATCCATGTTCTTTGCCTGTTTCTGCAACCAGGCATATTCACCGACATGTGACGGATCAGCCACATCGGAGGTGAACATCACGCCACGATAGAAGACACTGTCTGAATATTGGAGGTTATATCCACGGACTGCCTTCAGTAGATTGGCAATTTTCTCTTCCTTGAAATATTTAGCCTCATCCCCGAACACAAATACGTATGAGGCTCCGGCAAGAGTGGACGGGCGGTCCAAACTGCCGAAACGGATATTGAGTCCTGTGAAGAAAATGATAGTTCTCTTGTAGGATACCAACCGGTTGAACGGTCTCCAGAAATGAGGTTTCAGCCAGGCAGGTAGATTCTCTTTCTCGGCTTCCGAAAATTCAGGAGGTTCCTTCTCAATGACATAATGTTCTCCCTCCTTGAAGCCTTTCCGTTCAAGTCCTTCCAGGACAGACGGCAGCACATTGGCCGTAAGGTTGCTGAATGTGTCGGCTACCCATACGCATGGAGCGCCAGGCATATCATAGATCAGATCCAACAGTCGCTCCACCTGGATGTCAGTGGTCTTTGCCGAGCCTCTGCCGAACTCGCAATATGTCTTGCGTGCCCCGACCAGGGCGACCAACTGTGCAAACTTGTTCTGGTATTGCACTGAGGCGGCTTCCGTGCGTTCCGGATTAACTTTCTTCCTGTGAGACATTTTCCAATATCTTTACTATATCCATATCTTCAATCGAAGCCTCCATTCTCAGACGTTCCTTTTCCATGACCGGCACATCTACCAGGGCATCTATCTGTCCTGCCAATTCATCTCGGTTGGCTGCCGGCAGTCCTATGACTTCCGGACTGATGGAGAGCAGGCGGTACTGTTTCTGATACTGTGTCTCCGGCAGTATGACAGGGTCCTCCTTGTCCAGATTGAGCACCTTTGATTTCTGCGTGAGGATGTTGGATGCGATCTCATAGTCCTTGGTCGTCTTGGCAGCATCGAGTGCAAGATGATAGAGGGCGTCATACTGGTCAGCCGCTTTCTCACGAAGTGCAGCCTTGGAGACATTCCTGTTGCAGTAGAACATCTCGACAGCTTCAGAATATATTCCTGCAGCACGATCGTATGTAAAGTCGAACGGGGATGATGTGAGGAACTTGATTGTCTTCCTCTTGCCGAACCGACCGTCAAGTGAGTAGACCATTGTGAGAAGGTCAATGTAGATCGCTTCATTCTCTGTCAGCTTTCCTCTGCTTCCGGAAGATATGTATTCAGATATGCGGTTGAAGGCGTCCATGTCGGCAGTACCGCCGAACAGGTCAAGCTTTGACATGCTGAAGGATTTGTCCCGCGTCAGCTGCTGGAACTTCGTCACCGAATCGATGTCCCCATTCTGCGCATTCCGGAAGATTTCCAGTTCCACCTTGGCCCGTTCCTGGAGCCCGCCCTGTCTGACGCACCGCGAAACTACCGATGCCGGATTGAGCCACTGCAGATGGAACCAGTCCGGGTCGAAGTTGAAATATCCACAGATATCCTGCTCAGACCAGTTAAGTGCCCCAAGTTTGCGCAAGGTGTCACAGTCCTTTTCGGAGAGTCCGGCGATATTTATGTCTACGATGTCATTCTTTCCCATATTCTTCTATCAGTCTGTCTACTTCCGCCAGCTCCATCTCTTTAGCCTTCAGCCGTGCTTCCCGTTCGCCGAGCAGATGAGGCTTGTTGCCTTTGCCGATTTCGCTCCGGATTCTCCAGATCGCTCCCTGGAGATTTTTCTGTTTCTTCAGGAGTTCCACAATCGACATTTTCCTTAATGATGATATCCTTTTCATCGATGCGAAAATAGGGTGTTTCCCAAGACAGGAATGATGCTCTTTGTAATAAGTAAATTCGGAAAGGATTTTCCGATTTTGCCTATAATTTTCTATAACTTTTTTTGCTGTGAGAAAACACTCCTCAAGAGTCTCGCAAGCGAAGAGTTCTTCATGTCCGTCCACATAGTTGTGATATGCAGTTATCTTGTCGGCGGCAAGAATCTTCAGTTCAGGAGGGCAGTCCGGTTCTGCCAGGAAAGGCCATTCGTTCCGGAACTGATTTGTCCGGAACTGTGCAGGTGCCCTGTCGGAAAATTTAGATAAGGTTTTCTGCAGAAGTCTCAGGTACCGTTCAGGGTTGAGCCGGACCAATGTCTCAAGGTGCCTGTTCGGTGCATATATATTCAAAAGCCGGAGTCCTTCCTGAACCCCGGCTCCTGACTGTAACCATTTGCCTACATTATTCATCAAGCAGAGTCTGAAGCAGGAGCGGTGTAATGGCTTCAAGTCCTGCAGCATTTGCCACGATGTACTTTTTCCTGATAAGGGCTTCCATGACGACATGTTCGCAAGGGTTTCCTCTGAGTACCGGTGTGACAAAATTGCCTTCCTTGAATGCTACTTCCACGGCCCGTCCACGTGATGTGACATACTTTTTCATGATTGCTTCCGGATCCTCCGTCTTTGCCTCTCCGAGCTGGATGGCCATGACTTCCTTGTCAATCAGGACCGGCAGCCTATTGTTGTAGTGCAGTCCGCCTTTTGCGTCCTTGAACACTACAGGCATCTGAAGCTCTTCGAAGCTTACAGGTGCACATGGAAGAGCCACAGCTGGAACGAATACGAATTTTTCCGCAACTGTCTCATCGATGATGAGGTCCGCCAGGACTTCCTGTATTGGCAGGTCATCTGTTACGGTTATGACTTTCTTGTCCACTTTCGGGAGCATCATGTCCCAGATTTTCTGCACAAGTCCCTCCTTGCCGGGATATGAGCAGATTACCAGCACGGTCTTCTGTCCGCTTTTCACAATCTCCGGTTCGACGGTCTCTGATGATTCCGCCTTTGGCCAGACAGTGGTGTCCTGAACCTTTTCTGAAGAGTCATTATCTACAGCAGTCTCCTGGACTGCTGTAGGTTCAAGTTCTTTCTTTGTCTTTTCGCTCATGACTATGCTCCTTCTACGACTTCGGCGGCAGGTTCTGCAATGTCCGGAATTGCTCCGGAGTATGTCCCGTGAAGGAACGGAGAATTGAGCTCCTGCTTGAATGTCAGAGTCCTTTTGATTGACTCATTGTTGTTGGTGGTCTCCACTGAGAGGAAGAGAGGGTTGCACTTGCTTCCTGAAGCACTCATCTTGCCTGCGGCACTTCCGTCGCATGCTTTTGTGAGGATTACAACACCTTTGTTCATGAACGCTTCGACGCATCCCTTGATGTCGTCTGAGTCACCGGGGTGTGAGAAAGCAACGCCCAATTTACATCCACGGGCATCCGGATCACCGCTATACTCTTCTGTGAGGCTGATGGAGCTTGGGGTTCCATATATGGCTATGGCCTTTGCCCCTTCCTTCAGTTTGTAATCTCCAGTCATCTTCGGGTCTCCGACAGTTCTGGACGGTTCTTTGACGATATCGTCGACATCCATGACAATGATGTTCGGATCTTTAGGGATAGGGCATCCTGCCCCATCCCCGTTTTTCGGAATACTTACTTTTTTGTATGCCATAATAAACAAGTTTATTGGTTGTTAAGCACTTTCTTCTGTTTCATCTTCTACCTTACCTGCTGGTGCGGTGCCGTTTGTCCAGGCATCACCCAATTGGGTGGGATCTGAAGCTATGCTGTCAGATGGAACATATCCGTCAGGAACAGCGGCATAGACCGCTTCCTCCACTTTGAAGCCGGTAGAAAGAGAATACTCACCGATGACGTGGATGTCGTAGTCGTATTCCTTGATCTTCTGGACGCAGTTGGAGGCGTTGGCCAGGTCAACAAGCTCCACGAAGTTCGCTTTCGGGGTTGCGAAGATGA